TACTATTATTTATCTAATATTTTTTATTAATAATATTTAAGATTTCTTGTGCTTTTAATTTATTAGGTTCACGTCCTGCATGTGCTAAATCTCTTGCAGTTGCTATTTTGTTATTGGCAAATATATTATTTACATGTACAAATTTTATATTATTAGTATCACATATATTTTTTATTGCTAATAAGTTTTTTTGATAATTTAATTCGCTATTTAAATCTACAGATAACCAACTTTTATAAAAACTAGTATAAGGCTTCGGCATATCATTTCCAAGCATTTGTATTAATTTATCAAAATGAAATAACTCAAATCTTTCTTTTTGTGGTTGCATTAATACTGTTATTTTAGGTTTTAGTTTTGGTAACCAATAATATGCAAATCTAAAACATGTATCAGAACATCCGCCATTTAATCCAAGATTAAAACATTTGTAACCTAATTGTTTGCTTACAATGTGTGCAGCCGTGCTAGGAAGATCTAAACCTGTTCCTAAAATATGACTACATCCTAAAAATACAATAGAATTACCTTCAGAGTCAAATTCTTCTGATCTAAAACCATTTGAATTAAACTTATATTCTATTGAATTTTCATGCCATCCTAAACTTTTTAAAAGTTTAGCAGTTTTTTTATTACTCTTATGATAATTAAATAATTTTAAAGAGTCGTGTGTTGCCCATTTTAAAGATTTGTTTTTAAGTTCTGGATATGCACAATAGAAATTGTCCATTATTTACGTTTGCCGTTATGGAATATATCTTGTTCAGTAACTATACGAAAATAAATACCTTTTTGTTTACACCATGCTCTTGCTGCTTCCCATTTAGCTTGATTTACAACATAATGCGCTCGGTTTGCTCTTGAGCGTCCTAATTTTTCTTTTAATGCTTGACTACTAGGTTTTACTTCTACAAGTTCAACACGCTGTCTGCCACCTTTGTCGGCATATACAATAAAAAAATCAGGAACATATATTGTATGTCTTCCAGTTAACGGATTTCTATAAGGTATACGAATTGCTTCTGAAGCCCATTGACTAACACTAGGATGTTCGTCACAAAACTTCATAAAAGTAAATTCCCAACCAGAACGATATGTAGGAGACTTGTTACCTACATATTTGTCAGGGTTTTTTAGATTGAATTTACCTTGTGCAAAATGTGCCATCTTAAATTACTATATTTCTTTGATCAAATAATTGTGTAGGTGTAGTGCCGTCTTTGAAACCTAACGCACTTGTTTTTGATCTATTGAAATTTAAGATTTGGGCTACAATGATACTTAGCTGTACATCAGTAACGCCTTTAAGAGTATCTAATAATTCCTGTACATTTAAGTTATCAATTTCTGCTTGTTGTAAAAGTACTGACGCAGTGTTAATTGCACTAGTTTTTTCAAATCCTCGTTTTAAAAAATATCCAATAACAGCATCAACTTCGCTAGGATTATAACTTATTTCTTTTTGGAAATAATTGTCAAAGAATTTTTTTGTAAGTTCTGCAGATTCTGCTGTTCTTAAATCTGAATTTGCCATCTTGATATCCTATAGTTTGTCTAGTGCATTGGACGCAACTTGTGATAATTTTGCATCACCTGATTGAATCTTATTAATAGCTTGGGCAGCGTATGATGCTCGTTGTCCTGCACTTGCACTGTTATACTCAGAAAGCGTTACATTTCCTAAACCGCCGCTATTAATTATTGCAGGCATAACTTGAGCCTGTGTTGCAGGATCGCTTAGACTATTTGCTATTGATTCAGCAGATAGTATTCTTGAATTAGATACATTTGTTGATGTTGAACTAGAAGATATGTTTTGTCCGTCTACTACAGGTATTTTATCTTGTGTTAACACATTTGTAATAACCCCGCCTAATATACCTACTCCAACTTCTTTTAAAATATTATTTGAACCTTTTGATTTATTTCCAAATGCTTTATTAAGTAATGCAGATGTGCCTAACCCAATAAGAGACGGAATTAATGAGCCTCCTCCTGTTCCGCTTAACAAAGAATTATCTATCATACCTAACGGACTCGGTTCTACATCGTAACCAACACCTGATTCAGCAAATCCTGGAGGTGTATCTCCTGCTACTGACCCGTTGCTATATAAAACACTTTCGTAAGCAACAGTCATTGATGCTTGATTAAAATCAGTACTTGAACTATCAACAAGTCCATGATCCCATGCACTTAGAAGTGGATTAACTAGTGTATATGCAAACCATTCTCTTCTAGCTAATTGATAAATTGTAATATATTTAAAAAATGGATTATACTTTTTATTGTTTAAACCGTAATTTGGAACTTTTGCAAAGTATTTGTCTCTAGCCTGATAAGCACCGTCTGTTCCACTAAGTGTTTTATTTCCATCTGCAAAATAATATTGATAATATTCTTGCAACATAGATCTAACAGCACCTAAATTATCATCATGTAAACTTATTCTTACATCTTGGTAATCTAATCTAGTTTGTATATTCTTTTTTCTATTATATTGTTGTTTGTTTTCTACTGATGCTCTGAAGCTAGGTAAGTCTGCACTCTTTACCATAATTCCTAGTTCTTTTTGAAAATTAAAACTATTTGAAGTAGCGCCATTACCTACTTCGGGATTTGGTACAAACACCACATGATACATATATTGCGCTTTTGGCGCAAATGTAAAATTATTTTGGGTATAAATTTGATGAGCATGTCTAGCATCTCTCAAATGTGTACCTGATGTTAAATTAAATGTAAAAAGGTCCTTTAAACTCATAATAATATTTATCTGTTCTGTAAAGTGTGTAGATAATAAAAAAGCGAGAGCTAATAAAAGCCCTCGCTTTGTTGTTTAAAATACCAATCCTAAAAAGTATTAGCCAGTAACTGTAGTACCGCCAATTGCAGCAACAGTTGCTCTTGCTACTGATTCGCCAATACCTTCGAATGCATCATCTGCACCAAATTGGATAGCATTATCATAACGTATAGTTAATGCTACTGTAACTGCATCACTTGTAGCATATGCTAGTGTGTTGTAGTTAGCTGACTCAATATAGCATCCAACTAATTGGAAACGGTCAATTACGTTTGCACCTTCTGCACCGTTACCACCATCTAGAATTTCAATTCTAGTTTGGAACTTGTAAGACCCACTTGATACTGCACTTGACTGTTCGAAGAAATCGAATTGTCTTTGTAGTTGCTGTCCAACAATTTTTTGTACATTGTTGTTTGCATCTTCACGCAATGTAAGTGTGATTGGTTCCCAAGTATGCTTACCTGCAAGATATGTTCTTGAGTTGTAAGCGTCGATTGTCATTTGTTCAAAAGTTAGGTTTGGACGAGTTACGTCTACAACCTGTCTTGAAATTTCTCTAGTTCCATCAGGACCACCAGTTGTACCAAAGTTGTCAAGTAGCACTCTAAAGCGATACTGTAGTTTTGGCATTAATAGCGAACTGTTAGAACCACCACCTTCTGTAGGTATACTAATATTTTGTAATGTTGTGATTGGCATTTTTTAATCTCCTATACACATGTATTTATGCTATAATGAGTGGAGTGTTTCATCCACTCATTAAGTGCGCATATTAACCTAGTGCTGCAATCTCTCCTGTGTTCTTGATACGCAATGGAATGTAAATAAATTCAATTGCTTTAACTGGCTCAATTGCAATATCGATCCAAAGCTCATTACGGTCAATTCTACTTGGTGTGTTGTTTGATTCATCACACACAACTAGGAAGTCGTATAGTGCTCTTAGAGCTACAAGTTCTAGCAATAGTGCGTCAGCTGCTGCTTTGATTTGATCACGTGTGATCTTATCATTTGGTTCAAACAAGTATGGTTTTGCTAGTAGTTCTAGCTGACCACGTAAGTAAACAACCAAACGTGCAACATTGACTCTGTCTAATGCACTTGCATTTCTTGCACGAGTTTTTTGTCCAAATACAGTTAACCCTGCTCCACTTAAGAATGTAATTGGGTTAATGCTGTTGCTATACAACGTATCACGCTGTCCAGTGTTTAGTGCTACTGAAACAAATTCGCCTTCTGAGTTAATGTAACCAGATGCTGTTGCGTTTGTAACACCGCCACGTCTTGTACCTGCTGGAGCAAACCAGGGGAATGCCACTTGGTCGTTAAGTACAATAGTGCGTAGTGCCATGTAGCTTGGTGGAACAACAATGTTGTTACCAAAGTTATCACTTGTATAACCTGCACCATAATACATTGCCATGTACTCATCAAAGCTAACTGCACCGTTGTCGTTATCTTCAACTGCTAGTCTAACGTTAGTTGCCCACTCATTTAATGAAGTTGCATCTGGTGTTAAACGGAATGGTGTATCACCTACAACAAATGCTGTTAAACGTCTGTCGTAGTTTAGTGTAATCATTTCACCAATTAGTTCTGGATAACCTGGTGTAGCAATCAAGTTAAACTGACGTGATTCTTCGTCACGAATGTCTTGGTTACTATTTACAGTTGCTTGTAATGCCTGTACTACTGATTTACGTTGTGCATGACGTCCAAATGTACCTGAACCGTCTTCATTGTTTCCTGAGTCAGTAACCCAACGGTGTGGATATTCTCCATCCATTGCTGCATCGTTTTGACGAATGTTGTCGCCGTCAACGTCTACATAGTTACGCTCAAAACGCTTAACGTTAAATCCGCTTCTACGTAGGTTCCATAGCAACATACCTTTTGGATATAGTGCTGGATCTGGAGCATCGAAGTCTAAGTAATCACTTACTAGTAGTTCTTCAATAGTTGCATCTGGCGCAACTGATGTTGTACCGCCTGAATCACCTGCTCTTGCATCTGCAAACAAAATACCATTTTCTGTAGTTTGGTCTGTTTTGTCTAGTAATACCCAATTACCTAAGTCTGCATTGTATCTGTAGACTGCTGGATAATCTTCAACATCTGCTGTGCTAACCCAAATATCGCCTGTAACAAATGCTAATGCACCGTCTGGACGTTCTGTAGGCTGTGTAGCACTTACAATTGGACCGCCTGTATCAGTGCCTGTATAAGGACTTGCTACATCGCTACCATTGCCGCTAGGATTAGAACCATCATATGCTAGTCCAACCCAGCTATCGCCGTTGTGTACTAGAATGTCTACTTCATCTACTACTGAATTATACCATAAACGACCATGAGCTGCAAGACTTAACGGCTCGTCTTCTGCTGCTGTGTATGTTAGTGGTTTCCAGTTTGAAGCAGTGTATTCTGCTGGAATTGTAGTATTGTCTGTACCGGCTGTAAAATATAAGTTAGCTGTATCATCTGTAAAGCCTGCTGTTGTTAAGCCGCCAGTTGTGTCAACTACTCTAATTTCACCGCCTAGTTTGTGACTAATTACCACACGGTTTTGTGAATCAACTAGTGCTACTACATTTTTCATTCCAGCTGCGTTAATAGCTGCTGCAATTGCTTCTGCATCTCCAGTTGCTGCACCTGTTACATCAAAACTTACAGTTGTTGCAGATGTTAAAGAACTACTGTTTACAACTGTTTCTTGAATAGTAAATGTATGTGTTGCTGCGCCGCCATATGTAGTTGCAAGAATCTTGCTACTTGTTACTGTTGTTGCGCCTGATGATGCTCTTGAGAACAATTTGTAGTTAGCAATTGGATTAGCTGCTTCGTCTGAGTTTACGTGTGCGTAAACACTTCCAGCAGCAATATTTAATCCGCCGCCTGATTTATCTAAACTATAAATTGCGCCAGCTGCTGTTGCATATAATGGAGCATCAATTTTGTTCCATAATGCTGTACCTGCTGCATATTGTTTTACGTTTAATTTAGCACCACCATTTGGTTCTGTTGTTTTAACCCAAATAGACCCTGTTGGTTTGTTGCTTACGTCTTGTGGAACTCCTGCTACTGCATCGCTAATTTTAAATGCAGGAACACTTGTATGTGGTGCAACTGCAACTGCTGGTGGATAGTAATCACCTGCTACTAAACCTAAGTCTGCTAGTGCAGTTCCTGTGCCTGCTGCAATTACTGCTTTGCCACTGGCTGCTGTAGAATCTACATAAATTTCTACGTAGTCACCTACTACGGCTGCTGTAACACCTGTAATATTTGCTGTGTCAATATCAGCTGGAAGTGTAGCAACTGTATTACCTGTTAAGTTAACAGTTGATCCGTTAATTACAATAGTTTCGCCACCTTGTACAGTTGAAACTGCTGTGTTTGATGTAGTAACTGCTGCCCAGCTTGCCATCCACTCATCGCTGCCAACTTGTACCCATGTACCAACATTGTTTCCTCTGTTTGCTACGTTACCGTAACCTGGTGTTTTATACCATAAATTGTTTGTAGTTTGTGAAGCATCAATTAAGTATTCACCAATTGCACCAATTGATGCTTTTGGAACACTGTTTGATAAATCTTCGCTTGACGTAATTACTGTTACATCTTGTGATGTAAATGATTGTCCGCCTGTTGTTGTTGGTGCGCCGCCATTCCATTCTAGTACGCCCCATTCGCTTACTTGTGTATCTAGCCACCAAGCACCGTCTGCTGGAGCACCTCCTGGTGCAGTTGCGCTTGCTTCTAGCTCTGCTAAATCAATGTCGGCTCTAACAACATACGCACGGTTTGAAACGCCTAGTAGTGAATAAGCAGTTTGTAAGCCATATTCATTAAGCTCGCCTCCGTGTATCATATTGCCGTTGTTATCTGAGTAGAACAACGCATCGCCGAATGTCTCACCTAGCTCTCGCTGGCTGGTGATTAGGTATGGTTTACCAGCGTTTGCTTTTAATGTACCTGCTGCTGTTCCTGCGCCGCTGCTTGAAGTTTTATTCGTTGCAGTAGCTACAAAAACCATAGGTACAGTACCAGCCGCCGCCGGGGTGTAGAATGATTCGTCAATTACTTTGACTTCTACTCCTGGTGATACTAATGCCATGTTAATTCTCCTGTGGATGTTAGTTTTCTATAACAGTATTTATTAAATTCAGAATAAATCACCCGTGTAATCACCTTAAAAAAGGTACCAAAAAGGTGAGCTAAATACAATATGAGACCATTGTGTAAGTGCGGAGAACGTCCTGCTGCTATAAATTATAAAAAAGGAAATAAAACCTATTATCGTAAACTTTGCGAAGTTTGTTTACGTAATGGATTAGGACATGGTATTCCTAAATGGCAACAACGTGGATACGAAAAAAAGGACGTCTGCGAGAAGTGTGGATACAAGTCAAGTCACCAAGAACAATTTAATGTGTTTCATATAGATGGTGACTTAAACAACTGTCGTCCTAATAATTTAAAAACTATTTGTGCTAACTGCCAACGTATTCTGCAAAAAAATGGTGTCCGGTGGAAGCAGGGAGACTTAACCCCTGATTTTTAAAAATAGTGCGCATAAGCATTGCTACGTTCTTTTCTAATCTTAGCAAGTCGCCATTATTGTCAATAGTGTAATCACACATCCATTGCTCAATACTCATTGAGCCAGGATCTTCTGTAGGCAAGTGATCAGTACGATCTACCCAAATTGCATAATCAAATATTTCTTCGTTTTGCATAGCAAAAAATTCACGCTTGTTACGTAGTCCACAATAGATATCGTTTTGTGCAAACAAATTACGTCCAAGGCGTGCTAAATCATCTTTACAGTAATCGTGTATCATGTTGTACCATTCTGTGCGATGATTATGACGATCTGCATAACACTCTTCTTCGTTAGCATACCCGTACTTGTCTTTTAAATCATTGAATATAAAAAGTTCTGAACAGAACTTAGAGCTTGATTGAAATGTGTAGCCATACTTTTCGAGCATTTCACAAACAGTATCTTTGCCGTGTCTGCCATGTCCAACTACAAGTAGTTTAGGTAACATATAGAACTCCTATTATTTCTATATATTATAGCAGATTAAAAAAGTTTGTCAACCAATTAAAAATCCGTAGCCTGTGCCACCGCCTACTGCTTGAGATACTTCTGTATCAAGTTTATCCATTTCGGCTTGTGCTTCGGCTTTTAATGCATCTCCGTTTAGTGTTGATCCACCTTGTGGTCCTGCAATAGTAGCAAATTTTGAACGTGCTTCGCCTAGCATATATTTACAAGATGCTAAAGTATAGTCTTTAATCCACTGCTTTGCAAGATAATCGTTTAGTAGCTCGCCATCAGGGCGATAGTTGTAGCAATAAAGGAGTAATTCTTCTTCTGCTCTAGGACGTTGCAATAGTGTTAATTTTTTGCTTGTGGTATTCCATTTAAATTCAATAAATGAACCAAACATACGTCCTACTAACTCTTGATGCTGTGCAAATAAATCATAAGTTGCTAATCCGCCCATTTTAGAACTAGATAACAAATATGTGTTTGTATAAGCTAAATTAAAAGGTTCAAATAAACTGCCACCATCTCCGCCGCCTGTTCTAGAACCTATACTTCTACGGAATAACTTACGAACTTCAATAACTTCATTTGGCAAAATATATTCGTTTTGATCTACTACCGTTGTTAAAAACATATATGATTCTTCAACTGAATTGTCACTACGTTGTCTAAAACGTGTAAGTGCCTTTGTTAGTGCGGTTTCATAGTGGATTGGATCAAGTTCTACATCGATCATACCGCCGCCAAGCATGGCATTTACATAATCAAACACTTCTTGTTTTTGAGTTGCTAAATCTGTCATTTAAAAGTTCTCCATAGTATTTATCGTCGCGATAAATATGTATATGCCAAGACTATCATTATATAAACCAGAGCGCGGCAACGATTATCATTTCCTGGATAAACAAATTCAGGAGATGTTTACGGTTGGCGGTACAGACATTAATGTCCACAAATACATAGGACCTAACAATCCTGCAGACGGCGAAGGAACTGCTGATCAGCCAACATACGATGCTGTTGCAGAAACAAACATACAAGATTTACTGTTTTTAGAAAACAGAGACAGAAAGTATGATCCAGACGTTTATACAATGCGTGGGATTTATAATGTACAAGACATTGATTTTGATCTAAGTCAATTTGGTTTATTTTTAAGTAATGATACAGTGTTTATGACTATACATATAAATTCTAGTGTAAAAACACTTGGCCGAAAAATTATGAGTGGTGATGTAATAGAATTGCCACACTTAAAAGACGAATACGCACTTAATGATTACACTATAGCATTAAAACGTTTTTATGTTGTTGAAGATGTAAATCGTGCAGCAGAAGGTTTTTCACAAACTTGGTATCCGCATTTATATAGAATTAAACTAAAACAAATAGTAGATAGTCAAGAGTTTTCTGAAATACTTGACCTTCCTGCAGAAGAAGGCAGCGATAATACGCTTCGTGATATTCTTTCTACATACGAAAAAGAAATGCAAATTAACAATGCTGTTGTTGCACAAGCAGAAGCAGATTCACCTAAGTCAGGATTTGAAACTAGTCACTATTATACTGTAGCAACTAACGAAAACGGTACGGCTGCTTTACGTACAGCAGACAGTGAAGAACTAGATGCAAGTGGCATTACTGTAAGTGCTGATGAAGTTACTGATAGACCCGATAGAGAAGGTTACTCAGGATACTTAGTAAATTATGGAGACGGAGGAGCACCAAACGGTGCACCGTTTGGTTTTGGTATACAATTTCCAAGAAATAACCAAACTGGAGATTATTTTTTACGTACAGATTTCCTTCCAAATAGAATGTTTAAATATGATGGGACACGTTGGGTGAAAGTAGAAGACGATATTAGAATGACACTAAGTAATACCTTAGAAAGAAGAACTTATAAAAGCTCTTTCATTAACAACACTAATACAAATGAAATTGGTGGCGAAACAGTTGAAGAAAGACAAAGTTTGTCTCAAGCACTGCGTCCTAAAAAACCAACGGCGGATAACTAATGCAACACTTTTACGATGGACAAATAAGACGCTATGTTACTCAAATGATGAGAGTATTAAGTAACTTTCCTGTAAAAGATGGAAAGGGCGTTACTAAAGAAGTTCCTGTAACTTATGGCGATTTAACACGTCAAGTTGCAAATATTCTTAGAGACAATTCAGAAAATAAAATTCCTAGTGCTCCACGAATTGCTGTTTACGTTACAGGATTAGAATTAGATAAATCTAGATTAGCAGATGCAACACATACACGTTCAGTTAATATTAGAGAACGTGAGTGGGACGAAGACGCAGGACAATATATAAACAGTCAAGGCAAAAGTTATACTGTAGAAAGACTTATTCCTACTCCATATTTGATGAGACTTAATGCTGATATTTGGGCAACAAATACTGATCAAAAATTACAAATACTAGAACAAATATTAGTGTTATTCAATCCTAGTTTAGAAATGCAAACTACAGATAACTTTATTGATTGGACTAGTATTACAACTATCGATTTAGAAAACGTACAATGGTCTAATAGAAGTGTGCCTGTAGGCGTTGACACTGAAATAGATATTGCAACACTAACGTTTACTGTACCAATTTATATTAGTCCACCTACTAAAGTTAGAAAGATGGGTGTTATTACAAATATTATTACTTCAATGTTCGATGAAACAAGAGGAACTATTGAAGATGGAGTAAGTGCTCCTGAAACTAATGCATATGACGATTTTGCACAACCAGGATCTACATCTAATTCTTTTGGATCTAAATCGTCTACACTGCTTGGTCCAGAAATGGCAAATGTTAATTATAACACCTATGGTCTATATATAGACGGCGATCAAGCAAAACTTATAGCTAATGGAACTGTTGGATATAAAGGATGGAGAGAAGTATTTGAAGCATTACCTGGTGTGTACAGAGCCGATGTAAGTAGATTGTTTATAACTAATACAGATACTGATGTAACTGCAACGGGTACATTTACTTTGAATCCATTTGACGAAGGTATTATAAATCTTAATTGGGACACTGACAGTTTTCCAAGCGATAGTATTATAGACGGTAGAACTTCTATAGATTATATCATTGATCCGACAAGATTTGATCCTAGATCAATTGCTGCACAAGGATTAAGATTATTACTTCTTGACAATGTAGGTAGCGAAGATGCAACTGAATTTCCTGATGCATGGAAAAATAATGACGGTACTGGTCTAGTTGCTAGTGCAAATGATATTATAGAATGGAACGGTTCTAAATGGAATATAGTATTTGATGCTAGTGACACTACAACAGTGACATATACAACAAATCTAAACACTTCAAAACAATACAGATTCAGTAACGGAGAATGGCTACTAAGTATAGATGGCGATTATCCAGTTGGCACTTGGAGAGTTGAACTGAATGGCTAACTATATGTATGACAAATTTGATTACGTGTAGTGGTGCATTATTTTATACTCTAAATACTAACAGGTTTTTATTTTTACACAGAGCAAATGGCAAGCGTAGCAACTTGTGGGGACTTGTAGGCGGCACTAATGAAGGTGTTGAAACTCCTTGGGAAGGATTGCTTAGAGAAATAGAAGAAGAAATTGGATTTCTTCCGACTATTAACAAAACTATTCCATTAGAAAGTTTTATTTCATCTGATAATAAATTTTATTTTCATACATATTTGTGTATTATTAACGAAGAATTTATACCTCAATTAAACAACGAACACGATGGATATGCGTGGTGTTCGTTTACTAAATGGCCTAAACCATTACATCATGGCTTGCGTAATACTCTTCAAAGTAAAGTTAATCTAAACAAGTTAGAAACTGTGTTTCAAACTATTAATTTACTTGACACATAATACAAAATAAAGTATAATAAAGTATGAAAGTCTTAGTTATTGGCGACATTGTTATCGACAAATATATCA